GTTGGTGATGGTATGTTTGTGTTTGTTGGGGCCCCCCGCGCGCCGCGCGACGCTCGGGCGGGGCTGGCCAGCGCGCACTCGCCAGTACAGTGGTTGGTTATCAAGGAGCATATCTGAGACACCGCACCCGACAGCAGGGGCTTCCTTAAGCTCACCCTGATGTAGGGTGAGTATCAGAGCTTGATTCTGCGGCAGCGTCTCCCCGAGAGTAAGCCCCTCAAGGATGCGTCCCTCCTCGTCGCGCACAAGGCGGATGCGAGGTTCATAGTCGGATGAAAGCTGGATGCCTATCATGTCAATGCTTCACTTTTGTGTCTTCGTAATCCTCACGCTTTGATGGGGTGAGCCGTTTGCCCGCCCATGAGCCTAACAGCCCGCGAAGGACAGCCCCTCCATCACCTTTGACGGGGACCCACGATGCGAAGAGCTGCTTAAGATCGTTCACCTCGCTCTCGATGGTGTTGAGCTTCTTCGTCAGCTCCTGGACCTTGATCAGCCCGCCGAGCTCACCACCGTTGATAATGAACTCCTCGGCTCTATCCATTGAAAGCACAACCAGGTGGTCAAGATCACCTGTGAGCGTCCCCATGATGACAACTGCACCTACGGCGGGGCGCATCAATAGTTGCGCACCATCCACCTCGGTAGATGCCCTTAGGCGCACGTCTGGAACGTGCAGTCCATCAATGGAGACTTCACAGGTAAGGTCGGAGACCTGTGTGACCACCCCCTGGTAGAGGGTTGCTGGAGCTCCTCCAGCTATACGTCTGAGGTGCTCGTGTAGCTCGCGATATGGGTCCATTATTAGTTAAGTCTAAATCCCAGCTCGACCTTCCGCTTTCCGCCCGATGAGCTAAACTCCGTCGTAACGGATCGAACGAAGTAAGTACCCTCTTTATGTGGGTAGTCAGGGTCGTGTATCTCTGCAGTGTCACCAGCCCGACACTCAGGGATGAGCCAGGTGTCGATGCTGCCGTCGTAGCCGTCGAAGGTGCGCCGTTTCAGTTCGGTCTCACCCCGCAGGCGCATACTCACTTCGTCAGAGGTAGGACACTTGACGGTGATCTTGTCTCCTCCAGGAGTACCGACATCAATCTCTCTCACCTTCCCATCAGGGAGGAGTGCCTTGACTGTTATCTGGTACTTCTTATCCTCCGCCTTGCGGTAGGTGAGGTCAGCGGACTCAACATTATAGGCGAAGTCATATAGGCGCTCTTGTCCGATGACCTCTCCTGGAGGGTGAAGATGGAGCACCCCGTCGCGCAGGTAGATGTCGGCTCCGCACTCCTCCTGCACCTTCTTGATGACATCATAGGCGGTCGCCGACTTGATGACGAACTTATCGTACACCCAGGAGTAGGTGCATTTAACCTTGAGCGACAGTCCCACCTCTTTAATGAGGCGTGACAACAGGCTTGATAGCCCGACCTTCTTCAGCACGGCATCCTTGAGAGGCTTGCGGAAGAGAAAGAGGTCGTCTTCGCACGTCAGCGTCAAGTCACCATTATCAGTGGCTATGCGCTGCAGGTAGCCCGTGAACTCCTCGACGAGCCCCGTCTCCTCATAGCCTAGACGAATAGTGACGGCATCTCCACGATGGATCGCATCCTCAATGTCAAGAGCCTTGTTGTACTCGGCGGCAGGGAGCGTGATCTTAGCCGTGTCAGCTAGGAGCTCCACCGAGGAGTGGATCTCCACCTTATCGAGCATCGAGAGCTGGTAGCCACCTATCTGGATGTCATAGATCATCGTGTACATAGCTGACTACTTGGTGAGGTCTCGACGAGTGAGTAGGAGCTTATAGGTATCGTCACTCACTGCCTGGAGGGAGAAGTTCTGGTTAGCATCACCCGAGGTGTGCGGGAACTCCCATGACTCGAAAACAATGCGCGTGATACCGAAGAGCTCCAGGAGTGGACAATAGGCGGATACCTTGGCCGCCTCAAGGTACTTTCGCAGGCGCTGCACATCATCCTTTGGGTAGCGTCCATCGGATCCGATAAGCACGCCCTCAAGTCTGATGCTATAGTCATCGAGCGTCCAGCGCTCCTTGACGGATCCTCGAATCTTCCCCTTTGAGACCTGCCTCTTCGTGAGGATGTGCTGCCCCGTTATGCTGATCATCGGCTCTTGAGGGAGTAGCCACGGCTCCTCACCGTCAAGAGCCAGAGACACGGGGAAGACCATCGGCAGGCCGAGGGCATTCGTCTGCACCTCCTCAAGCTCCTCCTCTGAGAGAGGTATATCTACCTCGGGGAGATCTCCGTCAGGGAGGGATACCCCAGATCGATTGAAGAGGAAAGGGGGAGGTATGGGCAGCCGCCTAATTATAGTGTCAAGCTCGAATGTTGTCATCGGTCAGTGCTTGTTGCTATGGCCAGCGAGCGGTTGACCACTGATATGATGCTACGCTCCAGCTCGGCGGTATCGGTCTTGTCCATCATGGACACCTGGATGCGCTCGACGAGCTTGCCGATATTCATCGTGATTTGCGTGTTGCGCGTACCACCAGTGGCTATTGCGTCGCCTGTCTTTCCACGGCCACCCTTACCCTTACCTTTGCTCCCCTTCTCGCTTCCCGAGCCAAAGATGACGCTCTCACTACTGCTACTCCCGAGTAGGCCAGGGACGGATATCGACGCAGTCTCTTTTCCGTCATTCCGCTTCTTAGCCTCGTCCTTGGCTATCTCTTCTGCGAGGTGCTTGTCGTAGCCTGATCCGACTCCGCTGAGGAGGTCCTTAGACGACTGGTAGGCTTGCGTGGCGCTATTGACACCAACGAAGCCCTTAGCAGCATCGCCTACGGCATTGGCCGCACCAGAGAAATCTCCCTCAAAGAGCAGCTTGATCGCCTTGCCGACGTTGCCCACAGCATCGAGCAGCTCGTTAATTCGGTTGGTCACGTACTCTTTGATGATAGCTCCGAAGCCCTTAATAGTGTCCCACATCGTGAGGATAAAGGCGCGAAAACCTGCGAACTTATTCCAACAGGCAACGACTACTGTGATGAGCACTCCGATTGTGAGGACAATCATCCCTAGTGGGCTCATTGCCTGTACGGCGTTGAGCGCAGCTTGTGCGCCCGCGAGTGCCGTCATAGCACCCTTGGCAATAAGCGATGCGGCGGCAAGCCCATACTGCGCGATCCGCTGCAGCTTGACAGCGATGGTGAGTGAGACGATGATCCCTGTGATGATAAGGATTGTCGTCTTCCACCGCTCGAAGAATCGCACCGTACCGACAACAGCATTGATGACTCCGCCAATGACCGCGAAGACCTTAGGCACGTACTTCCCTACAATCGCGAAGAGGTCTAAGAGGTAGGGCTTGACCTGCTCGTAGATACTTACCGCACCGTCCTGGATAGCCCCCATCATCGTATTGAAGGATCCCGCACCAGAGTTACCCAGCGCATCCATCATACCGTGGAACTGACCACCCTCGCCCGTAGCATGAGCGATCGCCTGTGCTACATTTTCGGCGGTGATCTGTCCCTTACGCATCCTCTCCTGCATCGCCTCAAAGCTCTCCCCCGTCATCGAGGCAAGCTCCTTGAGGGGATTGAAGCCCGCCCCGACGAACTGCTGGAGGTCTTGCCCCATGAGCTTACCTGCGGCGCTCACCTGTCCAAAGACAAGCGACAGGGTAGAGAACTTTTGGGCATCCCCACCCGATATATCCGCCAGCTGGCGCATATATCCCGTAACCTTGCTAGCTTCAATGCCAAACGAGAGCATCTGCTGTGCACCCGAGGTAAGCTGCATTCGGTCAAAGGGGGTGCGTGCTGCAAAGTCAGCAATCTCCCCGAGCATCTTGTTTGCAAGCTCTCCATTGCCGACAAGCGTTTTGAATGCGATACTCGTCTGCTCTGCCTGCATCCCGATTTTTGATACTGCCGCCAGCCCTCCGCCGATGAGGGCGTAAGGGTTGGTTAGCAGCGCAAAGCCAGGGATGCTACTAAGCTGGCTACCCAGGTTAGAAAAGCTGAAAGCCTTGCTGATGGACGCGCCAACACGCTTAGCTTTACTCTCGATATTGTCGAGAGCGCTAATAACTCCTCGAGCCGTCGACCAGACATTCTCCTGCCTGGCTTGGAGGTTGATGAAGAATTTTAGCTGCTTATCCATTGCTTTGGGCTTCGAGCTTGCGTAGCTCGTTGAGATAGTTGATGGTTGCCGCCCATTGATGGTCGGGCAGCGTATCGGGGTTTAGGTGTAAGTAGTAGCGGATGTAGGTGTCGAAGAAGAGGAAGCTCTCCCAGGAGACCTGTCGCTCTTCGGAGGAGGAGATAGCCTCCGCCTCCATCAAAGCTTTTTTACCTCGGCCTCCTTCTGCTTGAGGACTTCGTCCAGCTTGCCTATAGCTGGCAGGAAGTAGTCGTCATCTTCAAGAATCTCCTTGTCTCCGTCCAGCCAGAGTTGCTTGAAGAGCGTTTCCGACAGTTGGATGGGATCCTTGATGCCAGAGACAAAGCTGAACTCCTGGCGGGTAGGCTTACGGATAGCGCAGCTCTTATCCTCTACGACGATGAGGAAGATGGCATCCTTGCCATGCTGCTTCTTCCACGATTCGATTTGTTCGGGTTTGAATTCCATTCTTATACAGATTAAAAAGCGTTCGAATAGCTATGCACTCTGCTTGCGCAGGAAGGTGAAGGGGAGGGTATATTCAGCGAACTTATCCCCCTGCTTCCACTTGTCTTCCTCCTTACTGAATGTGCAACCGACAAGCGTGTCGGTGTGGATGACATCGCCCTGAGAGGGGTCGCCATAGCACACCACGATGGTTGTCGAAGCTCCGAGGATACTTCCACCGCAAGCCTTCTGCAGGAGATGGAATTCACTACCCGTAAGGGTGATTGTCCCAGAGTACTTGATGTTACCACGCTGGACTGCCATTGGCTGGCTGCCAGCCCCGTAGATGGGTTCCTGCTCCTGCTCGGCGGTGTACTCGATGCCACGGAGGCCAGTGACTCGACGACCGCCGAGGAGCAGGGTAATGGTCATCCACTCGTACTCGCGTCCGTTGTAGATGTTCATTAGATAGGATTACTTAGATGTTACGGCAGTGAAGCCAAGCTCCACATCGATGTAGCGGGCATAACCGAAGGGGCGCACCGAGAGCTTTGCTCGCACCTCCGACGTCGCAAGGACATTGGTAGGCAGGATTTCAAAGCGACAAGCGCTACCCGTAGACTCATCGGCAGAGAGCTCCCCCTTGGCGGTCATAGCTCGGTCGACAGCCGCCGTAATTTCCTGCTCCCAGCTACGCACGGTTGCAGGGTGCAGCGCGCCGTCAGCCTCGAGCTCAAGCTCGTCAAGCAGGAAGGAGAGGAGGGTGTCGTAGGCGATGCGGTAGGCCTTGTCGATGGTGCGGCGGGCGGTGATGTGTGCGTAGTCATCTGCCTCGCTCGTCGCCAGACGATCGTCGCAGAAGTAGAAGCCTGCCCGGCCGACATACTGACGAGGGCAGATGTACCCCTTAGTGTAGAGGTCAGCGACAGCGCCTGTCTGCTGCTCGATAGGCTGACCGCTCAGATAGATTGCATCGGCGGCAATCTTGCCATCTCGCACGCGACCTACGTTGCGCTGCACTGCACTTGCCGCAATGCGACCAGCCAGGAGACCAACAGCAGCACCCTTACCATCAGGCTGGGTGTCACCGACGAAGACCCCTACTCTGTTGCAAGCGAGCTCGCCAAGGTCCTTGAGCCCCTGACGCTTGAAGCCACGCCCCTCAAGGATGACGAAGAGTGGTGCATAGAGCGCTTCGGTTGCATGTACCGCGGTCTCTTGAGCCTTAGGGATAGCCGAGAGCACATCGGCGACGATCCCCTCTGCTGCCTCAGGCTCATCCTGAGCATCCAGGGCGATGGCCACTGCGCGCAGGCGGCCCTTACACAGGGTGATGAGCTTATGGAGCTCACCAGCATCTTCTTCGGTGTCCCCCTTCGTACAGAGTTCTGTCATCGTCTTCGTCTTCTCGGCGCCGTAAATGATGACCTCCGTACCTTCACCAGCCTCAGAGTAGAACTCACGCACGTGCTTATAGAGCGCTACGTTGTTCTTCTCGGTGACCTTAAGGCCCTTCAGGTCTCCAACCGAACGGATGGAATAGGGCTTGCCGAGCTCGTAAGTTGAGCCGACGGAGGTAGAGGCGACCATGAGAGCGAGGAGCCCATCGGGAGAGTCGCCCACCTTGCCGAGGTTGCCCTCGGCAAAGGTGATTTTAACTCGTGGTAACTGTGCCATGATCGTTGCTGTTAGACGTTACCCTCCGCAATCAGGAAGAGCCCCTTCTTGTCGTAGCGTCGGTGGCTACCGCCAAGGCGCATCAGGAAGGAGTAGATGTCTCCGTAGTACTGCGGATCCTTTTCACTAGCGAACATCTCGATCTTGCCCATGGCACGAGACACACAACTCTTCTGCCATGCAAAGCCTGCTGCGACCTCGGTTGCATCGCCTCCATCGGGAGTTGTAATAAGCTCTCCATTGGCCTTCATTCGTAACACCGTACTGCGAGAGAAGATGTCAATGTTGTAGAGGCGACCTACCGTTCCCTTTGACACGTCGGCCGAAGCCAGGAAGGCCATTCGGTTCGCTTCCGTAAGGCTGTCAAGAAGGTCGGCATACATATCTGAGTCAATGATCAGATAGCGGCCTGTGGCTGGGAGATCTTGCTTGTCCATGCGGATAGCAATCTGGTGGACGACTTTATCGGTCATCTTCAGACGACGACCTGTACCCTGTGTGGTGTGAGCATCGCGCTGTGCGCCATCAGTCAGGATGGTGTGTGCCGAATCAGCCCCCTTCGCCCAGCGCTGCAGGATGAGCTCAGAGGCGACACGACGCATCTCCTCCTTGTCATTGAGGATGATTGAGGAGCGCTTGTTATAGGACAGCTCGACAGTGTCAGCGTGAGAGATGTGCACGGGATCACTAGTGAGTTCATCCAGCTCATAGGTGAGATCCTGGTCCGTTCGCTCTGTAGGCTGAGCGGGCTTGGTGGTGCGGTTTACCTGCACCTTGCTGGGTCTGCCTGCATTGGGCACATGGACAATTTTGTTGTCCACATACTGGGAGTCATCCTCCGACTTCTGCACAAAGGAGTTGTCTGGGAAGAAGTTCTCTTGCAGGGTGTCGATCCAGACTTCGGTCTGTAAAGGCATAATTGTTTGTTTTGGTTAATAGGTTGGTTTATCGTCGGAAGGTCAGCCCTTATACTCCGTGCCGAAACGCTCACGGAAGAGCGCCTTGAAGCCTTCAAAGTCGACCTCCTTATACTCACTGAGAAGCTCGGCCTTATCCAGCTCATCCCAAGTCTTGTTTGCGAACTTGCTGGAAGGTGCTCCCCCTTCCCCCGTCTCGATATATCGGCGTGCGAAAGAGGGGTTCTTCTTAGGCGTCGCCTGTGCAGATGGAGGGATCGAATTAATGAGCTGACGGGTAGCGTCTGGATTAGACTGCATGAGGGCTGTGTAGTGCGGCAGGAGCTCCTGGGTGATTTTCCCAGCCTCAACCGCTGCGTGGAGGAAAGTTTCCGTCTCCTGCGCTTGGAGCTGAGAGAGCTGCGCGCGAAGCGTTTGGTTCTCCTCAGCAAGCGCCTGCTTCTGCTGATAGAGGTCCTGTACGCCTCTCGTGACATCAGCCTCAGTGGCGGTGTTGGAGAACGCTGGACAACTCTTACGGATGTCATCGATTAGTGCCATGTTATCTATCATTTGTGCCTGTTTGTTCAGGCGGTTATCAAAGTACTTACGTATTTCCTCTGCGGAGGAAGAGTTGGTAGGACTATCGTCGTCATGGTCCATCGAGTAGACCCCATCGATAAGCCCCATTGAAAGACACTCTTGAGACGTAAGCCAGTGGTCTTGCCCATCATTGAAGTACTTTGCCTCAATATCCTCAGGAGACTGCTGTAGGCGACCTGCGATCATTCGTGCTAAATCCCCTTGCAGTTGTTCCATCTGCTCTGCCATCTGACGCAGATCGTGGCTGTTCCCATATGTGCCACCACTCACATTGTGGAGCATGAGCTTGGCGTATGGCGACATGTAGAGCGGTTTACCGCACAATGCTATGATAGCGGCCATACTTGCAGCAACCCCATCGATATAGATGGTGATATCTGCTTTGCTATCATGCAGCGCCTGGTAGATCGCCAGACCAGTGTACACGTCGCCACCGATACTATTGATGCGCACATCAATCTTGCTATACGTGCGGGAGAGCTCTAGAAGCTCGGCAACGACACGTGCATCGGTGATATCCGAGTACATGCCAATCTCACCATAGAGAAGGATAGCCACCTCGCCAGAGGAGGAGGGCAGAACATTAAAAATGGAGGTTCTACGTGCCATGAGTGCTGTTCTTTTGGGAGCAAATTTATGGGCACATACCATCTTTTCGCAAATCGTATTTTACACACATAACACTCTGATTATATGATATAAACAGAAGGTTAGGTGATGAAAATTCGATTTGCGAAAAGCCCCTATTGCGTGCGAACTTTGCCTCAGGAAAGAACGAAACAACAGGTCACATGGCAAAGACTCAAGATACCCCCAACAGTAACAAGCGCGAGATGGCACAGCGCCTCTACGTAGACAGCGGATACACTCAAGATGAAGTAGCCAACATCATAGGTGTATCGCGCCAGACCATCGTGAGGTGGGCAAAGACGTACCATTGGCAAGAGCTTAAAGCCGCAACCTCGGTTTCACCAGCCGAGCAGATTCGTCAGCTTCGCCAGCAGATAGCCAACATTAACGAGTCTATTCTCAAACGTCCACTTGCAGAGCGCTGGTCTACCCCAGCCGAAGCAGACTCTCTCAACAAGCTTGCTGCAGCCATCCAGAAGCTCGAGAAAGAGGTTGGCATTGAAGACCTCGTGAACGTGGCCATGGGTATGACAGCATGGGTCAGAGAGAGTGACACCGACAAAGCAAAAGCACTCGGTGCACTCTTTAACGCATACATCCAACACATCAGCGGGGGAGGACGCAAGGTATGAATCAATCGGAAAAACAAGCCCTTGCAAGGTGGGAAGAGTTCCACCGCTCAATGCAGAGCAACATATTTGTTGACACCTCCCTCGCAGCGCATGAGGTGGAGGCTCTACGCCTACAACTAGAAGCCGATCCTATACGCTGGATACAGCATATCTTCCCAGCCTATGCAAAATACCCCTCTGCGGACTTTCAGAAAAAGGCTATCCTCCGCATCATAGAGCACGAGGAGTGGTATGAAGTACTCTCGTGGGCACGTAGTCTAGCGAAGAGCACGGTGGCGATGTTTGCCCTCCTCTACCTCGCTCTCACAGGTCGCAAGAAGTTCATCATTTGCGCCTCTGCAACGGAGGATGCTGCCATACGACTTCTCACCCCCTATCGCGTAGCCCTCACAAGCAACCCCCGATTACGTCAACTCTATGGAGAGCAGAAGACCCTTGGTGCCTGGACGGAAAGTGAGTTCACAGCTAGATGTGGCTGTATGTTCCTCGCAATGGGCGCGGGGTCTGCTCCTCGTGGTGCTCGAAATGAGTACGCCAGACCTGACGTGCTCTACCTCGACGACTACGATACCGACGAGGACTGCCGAAATCAGGAGACCCTAAAAAAGAAATGGGAATGGTGGGAGCAAGCGCTCTATGGTACACGAGACATCTCGGAGCCCCTCCTTGTACTGTGGTGTGGCAACATAATAGCTAGAGACTGTTGTGTTGCTCGAGCGGGAAAGCAGGCTAACCACTGGGACATTGTGAACATCCGAGATAAGCAGGGGCGTAGTACCTGGCCTGAGAAGAACAGCGAGGAGAAGATCGACCGAGTACTATCGAAGATCAGCAAGCGGTCACAGCAAGCCGAATACTTCAACAATCCAATAGCTGAAGGGAAGATCCTCAAATTACTCCCCGTTGGCAAGGTCCCCGACCTCTCAAAGTTCCGCTTCCTGGTCGCCTATGGAGACCCTGCTTACTCCGACAGTAAAAGCCGAAAGAGCTCAACCAAGTCACTATGGCTGATGGGTAAGCACAAGGAGCGCTATTACATCATTCGTGGATATCTCGGGCACGCTACCAATGCTACATTCATCAGTTGGTACTTTGAGCTTGAGAAGTTCGTCGGTGGGGCTTGCCCAGTGTATCATTTCATCGAAAACAACAAGCTGCAAGACCCATTTTTCCAGCAGGTTTTTCGCCCTCTCTTGCACGAAGAGAATAAACGGCGGAAGATGAACCTCTACATACGACCTGACGAGAAGAAAAAGACGGATAAAGCCACACGTATCGAAACCCGCCTAGAGCCGATAGACCGCGAAGCGCGATGGGTCTTTAATGTCGAGGAGCAGGATAACCCAATGATGAAAGAACTCATTGATCAGTGCAAGCTCTTTGAAATGCACCTGCCCTACCCTGCCGACGGACCAGACTCACTCGAGGGGGGGATACACATCCTTGACGAAAAGCTCCTAGAGTTGGAGCCTCCTACCACCATTGGCTTCGGCGAATTCCGACGCAACAACCCTCACAGACTATAGCACTATGCCTACAGGTAATTTCATCGATCCATCCGACTACAATAGCTCCATCCATAGAGAGATACTTGACTCACTCGTTCGGCGCGAGCGGAGCGCAGGTGTTCCCAACCCCGACTACGACCCCGAAATCGTCAAGGTCTGTGAAGACCGAGCCGTAGGGGAGATGCAAGGCTACCTCATGAAGAGTTATGATACGGAAGCAATCTTCAATGCTCGTGGATCAGACCGACACGCTCTCATACTGATGTACGCCATTGACATTGCCATTTATCACCTCTTCTCTCTTCACAACCCTTACAAGATATCTGAACTGAGAAAGGCTCGCTATGATCGCGCCATCGAGTGGCTCAAGATGGTAGCTAAAGGGACCATTACAATAGGAGGTGCTCCACGCCTATCTGAGAGTGACCAAACCCAAAACTCACCATGGCAGATAGAAAGCGAGCCTTCTCGACCACACCGACTATAGACATGGCAAGAACCGTAGACGAAATCAAGCGAGAGATGACCGATGCATTCATGGCTGATCCAGTCATCCGCGAGAAGTACCAGCTCAAGGAGGGGGACACCTTCCGCTCAGCCTTTTCGCTGGTCAGCATTGAGAATATCCTCTTTTTCATCGTAGCAGCCGCCGTCCACGTCGTCGAGCGCCTCTTCGACGGCTTCCGAGATGAGGTCAACGAGATCCTCGAGCGGTCGATCGTGGCCACTGAGCCATGGTATAAGTATAAGGCGCTGGAGTATCAGCACGGAGACAAGCTTGCCCTCAACAAGCAGACCATGCAGTACCACTACCCCAAGGTGGACGAGGCCAAGCGGGTCGTCAAGTATGCGGCCGTGCGTGACCTTGGCAATAGCATCAGGATACTGGTATCAGGAGCTAAGGATGGTCGCCCCGTAGAGCTTTCAAGTGACGTACTAAGGGCGTTCGAGGCCTATATCCGCAAGATTAAGCCTGCGGGGGTCGTGGTCTCTGTCCGCTCTGCTCCCACTGACCATATACGCATCGTGGCCACCATCTACGCCGACCCCACCATCCTATCCCCTCAAGGGGTGAGCTACCGAGACGGCTCGAGACCCGTAGAGACGGCTATCAATGCCTACTTCTCTGGGATCGACTTCGGGGGCACGTTTAACAAGACCCGCCTCGTCGATGCTATCCAAGCCGTCGAGGGGGTCAATGATGTCATCCTCGGCGACTGCTCTGCCCGCCCCCACGCAGGGGACTACAAGCTCGTCGTAGGCAATAACTACACCGCCTTCAGTGGCTCGATAGTCGCTGACGACCTCACCTCAACCCTTAGCTATGTGGTATAAGTTCGACCCGCACAAGTTTGCGGAGGCAATGCTTCCGCCCCTGCTCCGCTCTAAGGTGCTCCTTGCACTCCTCAGGGCAATGCTCACCCCGCTGAAGCGACTACTCGATAACTTCCGCCTCTTCCGTGAGGACGTACACCGACGGCTCAACACTACGGGGCAGACCTTCTCCCTCCAGGGGGCGCTTAATGATAAGTATCAGCTCCCTCCAGGGGCGATCTACATCACCGATTCCGAGGATAGACGGCTCTACCTCTACTTTGCCAGCGAGCGAGACGCCTCTCTACATCTACACCTAGAGGAGGAGCATCAGCCTCCCTTCCAGCTCGGCTTCACCCACGAGGGTAGGCATGAGCCTGACTTCACCGTTCACATCCCCTCCTTCCTCCGCAGTGAGGAGGAAGAAATCCGCCGATTCATCAACCTGTACAAACCAGCAGGCAGAACATATAAGATAGAGTACTACGACTATGAATAATCTTCATTTTTCCGAGGGTGGACAGCCTATCTCCCTCGATGATCTCAAGCAACTGAACGACAATATCAACGAGGGGCTCGCCCTACTTGCGAAGCTCTGTGGCGACGGTATCCTTGACGGATGCCAATCGGGCGGACAGATCAATGGTAATGCCACCCTTGCAGGCATCACAGAGGGGCACGTCGTCATTGGAGGAGTCATCTATGAGGTTGACCGAACGGAGTTATACTTCGAGGGGATTGGTCTCCCAGACCTCCCAGAAGTCTACCTAGTGCCAACGACAGAAGAGAGCCGTACCATGGAGTTCGCTGACGGGAGCACACACCCCACACGCAGCAAGAAGAAAGCGGTCGTGGTCCGTGAGCGCCCCGTGAATGGAGAGTACCTCGCTTATAAGATGGTAGTGTCAAACAAACCTGTTCCTTTCATCCCTCGCAATGGATCGGGGAGAGTGGAGGTCTATCCAATCATAAGAGGGGAGGAGGAGATCGGTTATCTGAAGCTGCACTACATCCAAGGGCTCGAACATCTCCGAGCTTGCGAGTTGCATGTGGGGGCTGATAACAAAGTCATTAGGGAGATCGACTCCTCTACCCATGAGATGTACAGGCTTAAGGGTCAATACTCGAGCTCACGGAGCATCACCCTAACTAATGTAGTCGATCAGATCCAGTTGGACCGATATGACATCATCATCGTGAACGGATCCATCTCCCTCCGTAAGGGAGGAGCTCCCGTGACTGAATTTGACGGAAAGGGCCTCAACGCCTTTGGTATCACCAACCCATATTACTCAACCTTATGAGCAACCCCCAGATAGACCTCATCAAGCGAGCAGAGGCGCTCGCCACTAAGACCGCATCGGGGTCGATCACCCCCGAAGAAGTGGGATACCTCATCCGAGATATCGCAACCTACATCTCCGAGGTGGAGCGTGAGGGGGGCACTCTAGGCGTGCGCAAGGTCTACCCCTCGGTCACGTCCATGCAGGCGGACAATGACCCTCAGGGGGACGACGGTAAGCCCCTGCGCCGAGGCAATCTGGTCGCCATCTACGACAGGGAGCATCCCAAGGCCGAGGACAATGGGCGTATCTATGTCTATACAGGCTCCTCCTGGTCTCAGGTGGCGCACGTGGCCGTACACCTCGGTAATGAGTACTCCGACGAGGATAAGGGCAAGGTCGACCTCATCAAAACCGACGCTGGTGAGGATTACTACCTTGCAGGCGACGGTAGCTATAAGCCTATCCGTGTGCCTCAAGCCCCCGTGCAGAGCATCTCCGTGGGCGGTACGAACCTCCCTCCCGACTCTCGTGGTAACGTTGACCTCACCATCCCCAAAGCACCAGTGCAGGGGGTGGCAGTCAACGGCAGCACTGTCGCTCCTGACGAGTCGGGCATCGTCAACATCGAGACCAAGAGTGGCACGGTTCAGAGCGTGACGCTCAATGGGGTCAAGTCGCTCCCTGACGAGTCGGGCAACGTGGCTATCTCCATCGACGAGGTAGCCGTCGACGACACCCTCAGCGCGGAGAGTACCAACGCCGTATCTAACGCTGCAGTCACGGCCAAGCTCAACGAGGTAGAGCGTGCCTCCATTTCAGGTATGGACGCTCAGCTCTCCGATGACGAGCAGACCGTCACGCTCAAGCTCACCAACAAGCAGGGAGGCGAGGTCGCCTCGGTAGAGCTCCCTGCAGGGGGTAAGGGCGGCGGCGGAGGTGACCAGCAGACCACTCGCATCATCCTCACCTCCTCGGTGTCGCCATCAGCTGTAAAGGGGGGGGGGACCCCCCCCAGCGCCCACCCCCACCGACCCCCGCGCG